TGGGCAATATGGGTCTGGATAAATTGGAACACCAGCAACCATTAACGCTCTGAAAGCAGCTTGAGGACCATTGGAGTCGCTATCAAATCCGTTACCCGGAGTAATAACATACTGTTCTTGACCTACGTAATCTTGTGCTAAGAGTGTCCATGTACCAAATCCGCATACACCAAATGTCGGTACTTCTGCACCGTTTTTGACTGTACCAGAAATATACTGGAGTACGTTTTGCCGTGTTGGGTTGACGTTACCAGCAGCGTATTGCTTAGACTTCCACCATGTATAGGTATTACGGTTGATGTTACCGTAAGTCGCTGTACCAGTTCCATCATCCACCGCAGCAGGTAAACCAATAAATTGTTGTGTATTGGTTGTGTTGTTGTACAAGGCAGTTGCCATTGCATCCATCATCACGTTAGTCGCATCATTCATACGAGCTTCAATGAGAGGGATAATTGCATGGTCTTGCTGTACAGCACCTTCCATACCGAGGAACGGTACAGGTGCAATCATTAACTTTAAATTAAATTCAGCATTGTAAGCACCTTGTTGTACTGACGGCTGGTTAAAAGAACCAGAATAGTCAGACCACTGTGCATTTACAAACTGTGAACCCTGAACGGGTACGGTTACTTGGGACACACCACCGGTGGCTTGTTGACTATTTGCAATCAAAGCTGCCATCAGGGGAGTGCTGTTATAAAGCTGGACAACCAATTTAGGAATAAAAGCACGTCTTGTAACGTAAGTTAATTCCGTATATTGCGAGGTACCAGCTGCAGGTAAAATACCGCCACCTATAGCCATAATGCTCTCCTATAAAAATTCAACAAAATGCCTTGATGTTATCGCAGCTACCACCCCCGTGTACTACATCAGAACCCAATCGGTTTATTTTTCCTGAGTTCTGCTAATGCTTCGTGTGCAACATCTCTTGCCGTACCAACTGGGTTTTTAGAAAAACGACTTAAATCCCACCCTTGGTTTTTAGCAACATTCGAATGAAACTGAGATGGAGTCGGTGCTGCTGCTTGTTGCATCCATGCCCAGTGACGTGCTGCTGCTTCGTGATTAGTAATACCTTCTTCAAGCATTACTTTTTCAATTGCTGCAACATCATCGTCTGATTTTGCTAATCCTTTTCGCATTAAATTAGTTCTACGTTTTTCTAAATCATCCAGAGCATCTCTTTCTCTGAGTTTATTGCGAATCTCATCATTTTCTTTTTGCATCTTATAGATGGCAGAATTTGTAGACTCTTCAATTTCAATCTCAGGAATATTAATATCTGGATTGACTTCTTTAGTTAAACGTAAAAACGCTTTACGGGTTTTTGGATTGTCAGCCAATTTCTTGGACAACTCAGCCAATGAATCCCGTTCTTCAAAACTTAAATTTTCTAATGACATACGTACCCCCTACTTTAATTAAATTACTTTTTTGCCGTCACCGGGAGGAACAATCTTCATCTGATTGTTTTCTGCTGTTTTCTTAGCAGAATCTAATCCACCAAACCGGGAATACCGTGGTGTATTGATGATTTGACCATTCTTCTCATTGTCGTCAAGCGGTCTACGTGGCTGACCGGCTCCTTTTGGTTTAAATAAATCCATGATTCTATCCTTTACATTGGTTGTGGACCTGCACCACCCGGAGGAGGAGCAGTTGGAACTGGTGGTGGAGGCATACCGCCTCCGGCTGGACCTGCCATTGGCGGAGTACCCATCGCATCAGGTCCTACACCTTTTGGTAGGGATTGTAACATCTGTAATATTTCAGATTGTTGCAATTCGTTTGTTTTGCCTTTACGTTGACCAATTACACCGGTAAGCGCACGTATAGCAGCTAATGCTTTTTGACCTTCCTCGGATTCGGACCCAAGGCTAGGTAAAGATTGTTCAATTAAGTCCATCGCCATTGACAAATTAATCATTGCACCTTCTTTAGAACCCATCTTTGGTTCAGGTGTAGACATGGGTGCAGCCATTGGTGGTGTGCCTGTATCCGACATATTGTCAGTCGGCATCGGACTTGGAATAGGTGCAGGAGTCGCAGGTTTTTTACCTCTGCTCATTAACTCCATCAATTTGTCTTGGGATGCAGCCATAATTAATTCCTATCAAGTTACAAGAAAGATTAAACCTTTCTATCAGTTTGTCAAGTGGGGGATATATTTCTATTCCCTCCCCCATGGGAGGTTTACTGATAAGCACCAGCAATTCCAGAGGAATTACTTACGTGACTTACGACCTTTACGAGCTTTACGCATCTTCATCTCCTTTTAGAGGCAGCGACCTATTTAGGGCAAGGAAGCCACAGCCCTTTCCTTCTCACGGGAAACTTGTACTACCCCCGACCATATTCTCTTGCAGGGCGCCCACCCATCGGACGTCCAGATGTTCTAATACTTGTATTTTTGTATTGTAAATTCGGACCCATATTTTTATCAAGACTCCCTGCCGATACTCTCGGTTGGTCTGCTCTTGGTTGTACGTTTCCTTTAGTTGCCATTTACATTACCTTCAATTCTGGTTTACTTTTTTCTTTAGGAGCAGGTTGCTTACTTTCTTTAGCGCTCTGTTGTTTTTCTTCCAAAGTTTTCAAGCGTTCTTTGAGTAATTGTTTCATTGGTGGCTCTAGTAAGTCAAGCAAAGATTCTTTATCAATTGCTTGTGCCTTGTATAAACTAAATGCCAAATTCCGCATATCTTCCATAAAGATGGGGGAATTACTATGTGCATCTACTTTTACCGCATAATCTCTTGTAAATTGTTCAGCAATAAACGGCATATTCTGCTTGTCGTTCTCTGTTTTAAAGTGCGTATTGTCATACACCGCCATCAATTTTAAATAAAGAGTTGCTACTTTTTCTAAACTATCTTCGACAATTAAAGCACGTTTTTTTGCTCTTGAGCTACCAAGTCTTGCAAGTTGTGAGGCATGACCTGTACTACGTACACCGGACTCGCCTTTACCTGCTAAGACGTTTGTGATTCCAGATACTTCTTCAAACATTGCATCAATTCTATCTAACTCACTAAACAAGTCTGCTGGCATTTGTGGTGCTAATTTATCGACTTTAGCGTTAGGCATATCACTTGATAAGAAAGAACCGGCACGGTTAAGCGCAAAGTTTTTCTCATCCATGATGCCGGAAAAGCCACTAATCATCATTGGAGGATTCACTTGTTTGGCAAGGAGTTGTGTTATCTCACTAAAGCGTTTGTTACGTGCTTCTTGCAACAATATCATGCGTTGTACTTCACTCTGTCCCCAGTAATAATCATACTGAGGATTAGGACATATTTGTACAAAAGGTAACTCACCCTTGAGGAATACTTTTTCACCGGGTCTATCGTAAATAATAACATCTGGATTGGCACAAGTAACGACTTGGTAATCACAAGTTTCATCATTCCACAGCCACAACTCTTTCATCTCAATGGTATCTTCAGCAACTTTAGCCTTGTACTTGTTGTACTGACCAAGGTTCATGTTGACGTTACCAACCATGTTGACTTGAGATTGAGAAAGAATAACGCTCAGTCCATCCGGTACTTCATTGTGAATTTGTTGTGCATAGGATGCGTTGACTCTGTTGACTATCTGTTCTCTTTTTGGATGGTCGTAGAGTCTTGCATACAGCTCTGACTTAGTGATGTAGTAGGTATGGACCAATGCTTCTTGTCTGGAAGTGTACGGGACATCTTCTCGCAAAACCCCGATACTGCTTGGCTCAATCATAAAGGGTTGAATCCCTTTGTTGTAGATGAGCTTAATAAAGGTAGTGTTGTAGACCAATGCCCATGTGAGGGCGGTAGAAAACACTTGGTCAGCGTTGGAATTTAACCACTCATCATTTAATGCTTGTGTGAGCTTTGGTACTTTGAATTGTTCTCGGTCATCAACAGAGGCACCAAGATTAATACTAAACCGTGTCGTTTCAGATGAGTAGAGGAAAGAGGTAAGCTGGTCAATGTGTGGATGAATCTTGTTAAAGACGGCAGGAGATTCTTCCTCTGAGTTACCAAACAGATAATAGGAGCGCAAGTTTGAGTAGTCGGTTCTACGTTCATCACTTGAGACTTGACACTTGCGTATCAGGTCTTTGTAGAAAAACTCCCGGTCATCTGGGTTTGGTGGAATTATCATGTTTTAATCTTCAAATTTTCATGGTCTCGCATGGTTGCTTTAGGGTCTATCACAGGTCCTTTATTAATACCGGCTTGTGATGGAGTTAAACCAACCGCCTCTCCTTTTACAGATTGTACTGCTCTTCCTGATAATATACTCGCCATATTGAGGTTTTGGAATCCCCCACCCCATACTGCACTGTCACCCGGTCTTGATTCACGTGGAACATCGGGCATTCGCTCGACTTTATCTTCTTTTGGACCATACTTCGCCAAATAGCCGGCTTGATGTTCACCTTCACGGGTTGACTTAATATCTGACATCTTAAAGTCAATTGCCAATTGTTTCAAGGTTTTATCGTTCTTTTTTGTCTTATCACTCACCAAACCCGGTGCTTGTAAGAAAACGACCAATACTTCACCGGCACATTGCTTCATTGGACAAATCGGTTTATACCCCTCGAAGTAACCATGTTGACTACATTTGTAATCGTGTAATACCTTAGCCATTGTTTCCCCCTAGCTGTTCATCTAAATTCTCTTGCGAATAGTCTGCTGCGTTACGAATACCTATTTTAATTTTAATCTGACCATCTACAACCTGTAAACCGGTGCTACGGACATAGTGCGGCTTGGCTTCTTTGCGGTAAGTAGCAAACCGTGTATTGTCTCGGTTTTGCATGACAACAATTTCACCCCGTTGATAAGAACGGTACGCTCTTGAAACTCGTACTTGGACGTTGTATGTCATTGGATGGAGTTCTTCAATAAACACATCTCTAAAATGTTTAGCACTCATGCCGGCTATGTCAGCAAAGTTTTCCACTGAAATACCTCTTGCTTTGTCTTTCACAAACCGTTTTATTTCAATCAGTAATTGTCTTTGTGGAATGATGGCATCCATTACGAATACACTCCGATACGCTTGAGATAGTCTGAGACATTACGACCTACTGCAATTTGTTCTGGTGTGTACTCTTCTTGTTTCTGAGAGATAGACCGTGTAATCCCTTGTTGAATGAGTCGTGGTTGTACTTGTTCAGCAAATGCCGCTGCTGCCAACGCTGCCGCTATGACTCTGTCATCTTTGTTACGTCCACTTGCCTCAATACTACCCCCATCCCGAACAATGGTTTTCATCTCTTCAATTAAATCCAGACTAAGAGTTTGCATCATGTTTCTCTCAAAGAAGTCTTTAAAGTAGGTGAGCATCCTCTCTTTTGTTGCACTGGTAGTTAACCAACCAATACTGTTACTTGGTCCACCAAGAGTGTCATTACGTCTCCAGATATAGTTAGACATAGACGCATACACATCCATCAAATCTTTACCCATCGCTGTTTTCATCGCTGCCGCTTGACGTTTGAGATTACGCATCTCATTGATAACTGCTTGACCCGGACCATTGATTTCAAGGTTGAGGGTACTGTTCTTGTAGGCTCCTGCTAGGTGGGCAATCACCCAAGCAAATTGATAGGTGTTGAGTTCTGATGTAGCAAACTCCGCTACTTGGTCCATACCGTCTGCATAGCACCTGAACACTTGAATACAGAATCTATCTGCCCAGTCTGAGCTACCGTAGGCTGGATCTGCACCAATCACATAGAAAGCTGTGTCAATTGGTTCCTCCCACACTTTAAGGGTTGAGAGTCTGTCTGTAGATTTAATGACTTGTGTGTCTTGAAAGTTAGCGCCGAAAGAATATCGAAAGTGTTGAGGATGAATCTTCTTTGCCATCTTGATTGCGTCTGTACACCGTGCATTACTAAAGAAACTACTACCGGTCATAATGAAAGCGTAGTCCTCAGTAGGAGGAAACTCTTGATACATGAGGGCATCATCTTTAATTCCTTCGTAGAGTTTCCATCGCCACCAAGCCATCTGACGGGAATTGATTTCTACGTTGTAAAGTTTCTTAATGTCTCTGGTCCACTCTTTTTCTTCAACAGTGAGTTTTCCATCCCAATACGTCTTATATACATTA